CAGCAGCAGCATCAAGTGCAGCACCGTCAACAATGTCATCTCCACCAGCAAAGTCAATATTACAAGTACAACTTGCAGTAAAGGACTTCATGATTTCCGCACCACCAGCAAGCATTACTGATTCAGCAGGGATTTCAAGTAGTTGGAAAATGTCACCATTAGCAATGGTAGCACCTGCAGCAATCATAGCATCAATATCTAAGATTGCTTCAATAGTCCGTACAGAGTTACCGACTACTGTTGGAACAGCAAGAACGTTTGCTCCAACACCAGCAGTATCAACGGAAGTCATATCAAAAGTAGCCATAGTTTATATCCCTCCTAAGCTGCGTTATAACGAGCAGTTACGATTGCTTCAGGACGAAGAATCTTCCTACCGTATAGATGCATACCACGAACAATGTCAGCAAAGCTGTCAGGGTCACGATATGTTTCTGTCTTGTTGATTTGCTCAGCAGTTGCTATAGCAGAATCATGACCAGCAACAATAACACCGAAGTTAGTCAACTGGTTAGCTGTACCCGATGTACCTGGTCCAGTACCTAAAGCAGGCAAGTTAGACGAGGAGTATACACGGAAGCCGTGGAAGTTAGCTACAGTCAAACCGTTACGCAAACCACCTGATTCACCGAAATCAGCATTCATGAAGCGAGAATCTTCATCAGCTAGGATTTCCATGAAAACTGGATCGACTACCAGCCAGCGACCTTGTGAGTCAACCTGCTGTTGGTCAAGTACACGCTTCATGCGTGAAACAATCATCGCAGGAGAAACGGTAGCTGTTGGCAAAGAAGTAGCACCAGGCATACGTGCAGTCACAGGAATTGAGTGAGTGCCAGCAGAGGCTGTAGTAATATTGCCAAAATCGTCTTTGTGAAGCTGCATAGAAGCAAGCAATTCGTTTGCACCTGCAGTGGAAACAGCCTTAGAGCCATTTACTGCAGTGTTCAAAGCATTAGCTTGGCTGTGCAAAGAACCCTGTGCATAACCAGCCATGTAGCCAAGAACTTCTTGGTCATGTTGATCAGCAAGACGGTATGCAGCACGGTTAGTTGCAAGATCCATGAAGTTTACATGGGAGTGTGCTTCTTCAATATCGTCCATCTTAAAGGCAAAGTAGTTAGCCTTGTCGATAGTCAATGTAAAATCGGCATCCTCTAAATCTTGTGCAGTGACTTGTGTGCCACGAGCATATGAAGATACACTGATCTCAGGTTCTTTGATAATTTTTACTGTATCACCTTGTGATGCAATTTCACCAAAATAATCTGAGTTAGTAATATCGCCAACTACAGTTGATTTGCGGAAAGCAAGTTGTACTTTTTTAGAATAAATTACGGGGCTGAAATTACCATTTGGTAAGTTGCCATAACCCGTTGCGGTTGTAAAAGCCATGGAATAAATCCTCCTGTTAAGTGTTTGGCTTTAGGGAATGAGATACACATCTCAATTAAGAGTGAGTTGCTGTGCATCTCGACTCGATAAACTAAACGACATTGTTAAGAGGCTGTAGGTTTTCTAGGGTGCAAGTTAATAGCAGTCGGCCAACTGGTAAAAACTTGGGCCTGTACTTCTTCAGGTAGTTCTTATTTGTTTTTCAGTTTTTATGAAAACAGAATACGAGGTAGTCCCAAAGGAGGCTCATTGTAATCTGTCCTTAGTTATACCTCTGTTTGTACAGATGTCAATACTTAACGTGCACTTCCAGAGATATCATAGATAAATTTTTGACCACGCATGGCTTTATTAATTTCATCTAGGTTTTCTTCAAATTCTTTGCTAGACATTTTTGCAACGTCTGACTCACGGATTTGTCCGTTAGAGTCTTCAGTATCTACCCTAGTCTTTGAAGTCTTACTAACCATAGAAGCAGCTGCCTTTGTGCCAGCCTTCTTAGCTTCCTTAGTTAATCCTTTGTCGCCCTTATACAAGTCAAGGACTCTAACTACAGAATGTGGATCGTCAGCATTTTCATAGACAGCATCTTGAACCCACTTAGGTTGTTCATCAGCCCAGCTATGGAACTCATCCGATTCACGAATCTTTACGAAGTCTGAATGAGACTCCATAATAGTTGTCTCTGCTGATTTACGAACAGCATCATTCTGTAACTCATCTAGTTTTTGCAAACGAGAGTCAGCTTTATTAAATAACTCTTGAGCTTTCTTAGTAGCAATCTTTTCTACTATGCCAGCTACATCAGGATATTCTGCAGCCCATGCTTCAATGTCTTCATCAGACTTAGGGGGTACAATACTACCACTAGAGCTTTCTAGTTTTTCAAAACGTTCGTTCCAGTCTTTTTCTTTGTCGGCCATATGACGACGGAGATCACCGTAACGTTTCTTAAAAGATTTTTCTTCTCCACTTAGTTTAGAATCATCTTCTACTTCTTCAGATTCCGCTTGGGATTCCTCAGGCTTTTCTTCTAATGTTTCACCACGTTGCTCTGCTTCTAACTTTGCAATCTCTAGCTCTTCAGCCTCTATGGCTGCACGTTTTTTACTTTGGTTAAATCCACGGTCTACAAATCCTACAGACTTTGGAGCTTCTATTGTGTTTAGTTCTGGCAATTAAATATTCCTTGTGTTGGGGCCAGCATTATTGCTGGGTAGCCTTGTAGTTAATTTACTTCTTCTTCTTCTTAGGACGGGCTATTAGACCGCCTTTGTACATTGCATCTTCATAGCCATAATCGTCTGGCTCATCAACTTGAACAGTTGGTTTTACGTATGTGTAGTTAGGGTCTTTTTTAGGGGCAGTAGTAACTTTAACACCAAAGTTACTTAGTTGATCACTTGTACTTCCCCCTTGATTTTGCTCACTATCACCTGTACGAGGTTGGATTTGTCCAGAGTTGTTAGCAAGTATTGCGGCAGCTTCTACTTTTTTTGCTACCTTAACTTTTGTTTTCTTTGATGAAGTAAGATCTTTGTATTTTTTTCTCTGCGTATCATTCCAATCATCTACCTCATCTAAATTAAGTCCACTACCTTCAAGAACATTTGCATACCTAGCCTTTAAAGCTCCAGCACCATCTCCTCCAAAAAATTGTCCTAGTTTACTATTTACAAACTTACCTGACTCTGCGAGAAATTTTGTTTGTCCAGCTTTTGCTATAGCTAATAGCTCATCATCACCACTAGCTATAGCATGTAACTCAGCTACTTTAAGTTCAGCGTAACTATTTACTTGACCCGCTGAACCAATACCACCAATTATTGCACCGATACCATTTGGTATCATACTAAGAGGGCCTAATACCCCAGAAAATTCTGACGGCTTAGAAACGTCTTCAATATACTTCTTCATTGCTTCAGGGTCAGAGAAATCTACTTCACCGTACTGCTTCATAAAGTTGTCATAGTTTGGCGGCTCAGGTGGCTTATCTTTTTTACTGCCATCATAGTCTTGACGTGGCACACACATCTGTGCAACTGAATCATACTCTTGTCCAGGAGGACATACGGGCGTTCCAACAGGTGCTGCAGGAACTCCTGAAGATACTGGTACGGCAGGTGCCACTGTCGTTTCAGTTGAACCTGGAACCCCTGGACCTGTGTAAGTAAGGGATTGTCCAGGTACATTGTAACCTGACTTAAAACCCGCAGGAAGAACCATTGTAGGAGATTTAATATACCCCGTATTACCTGCAAGGAGTCCTGCTGATGCTCTTATAGGCTCAGGAGTTGGAGTTGGTTTACCTTCCATCACTGGCTCAGTTGTTTGAGACGCTGAGTTATCTCTTTGAATCTGTTGAGGCTGTTGATTAGCTCCAGTCCTAGTTACTTGGATACCACGTTTAGATAACTCTTCCATAATCTGAGGTTTACTTTGAACCATCTGCATAAATTTACCAATGACTGCATCTACTTTAGTAGGGTCATTGAAAGGTGACTGAACACTACCACCAACTGCAAAGCTTACAACCGCACCACCTTTGTTAAAAGCTCTATTAATAATAGGGTCATTAGCTGCAACATAAGCAACCTTATCCATAAGTCCGCCATTAGCTACACCGCTTGCAAACATCTGTTCAATCTGTGCAAGATCTTCGTCAGTAATACTACCTTGATTACCTTGAGGCATAGCCTGAGACATAGTTGGTTCTCCACCAATTCTACCATTCTGTTCCATGGTTTGCAACCCCTGTTTTGCTTCCATACGTAAATCTTCAAAGTATTTTACCCCGAAGAAACGAACAACATCAGCAGGGACTACATACTCACCCTCAGACAATTGCGCTGGGATGTCGTCACGTACTTCACTAGCAAGTGAACCCGAAGGT